TCGCGTGCTGTCTCGCGATTAGCAATACCTTGTGCGCGTGCTGCGCCCTCTGTATCCGGCCCTGATTTTTTACCCATTTTGTCCCCCTTGAGTGTTGTTGCCAGACCGTAACGCTTGCGAAATTGGCGTCTCACCATAGCCTTGCTCAAGCATAAATCTGTACGCTGGATTACCGACTAAATCGCGAATATCTGTTACGGGATCAGGCAAGCCACCTCGTTCTAATTGCTGTGGCAAAAACGTATTTGTCGGATTCACGACACGTTGAAGCGGATCGCTAAAATCAGGATTTGCATCAGGACGCGGCGTGATTGGATTTGGACGATAGTTACTTGGCGGCGCATCAGGATTTCTCGGTACGCCATACCGACCGCCCAGATGACCGCCGTAATTTGGCTGGGCGCGTAAAATGTCTCGCGTAGTGTCGGTAATACTTTTGCTTGGCGGGGCATTCTGGCTTGCTAATAGCGCGTCTTTGCGTGCTTGTTCATTGCTCGTCATTGCCTCAAGTTCCGCACGCAAATCTGAGGCGCGTTTGCTACTGTTATTGTAACCTGTGCGATACATCCTTTTACCATCGTCGTTGCGACTGTAATGACTTGCCCATCGATCGGCAATTTTTATTTGTGATTCTAAATCAGCGACTTTTTGCTTAAATTCCGCTTGTGTTAATTTACTCATTAAGCCACCTCTTTTTTATGATCAATATATTTGCAATTTTCTTTCTTTAGTTCCATGAGCACGTAATCAACACCGGCTTTGAATGCTTCGATTAATCGTGTTTTTTCAGTAAATCCCATATGCGCATTTAGCTTCAGTGCTTTCTCGCGATCTGCTGGCACTAATCCGTAAATGTATTTAACATCTAATTCATTAAATATAATGTCGTAACATGTCTCTAAAAAGCCTCTACGCAACGCCATTTTGTTCACACAAATAAAGTGCGCTTGAACGCTGTTCGCAGTGAAATTATCGAGAACGCAAGCAATTACGCGGTTGTCGTTTTCATCGACTCCGACAAAACCCGCGCTATCTTCGACCCGCAAAATACCGACCTGATCGTTGATCCAAGGCCAGTCATACGCAATGATTAATGGTCGTATATTCAATTTCATATCATGTAACCGCCAACATCGAATATTACGTCCCAACCTATGAATCGCGTTTCTTCTCGCGTTTTACCGTTCATCGCTACCGCGATATATCTGCCAATTCCCCATGACCCGATAACATCGTTTACTGGTGACAAACCACCCGCGCCCCAAATCGCTGTATCCCAATTGCTTAAATCCCACTTACCATCTAAATCGGACGGATTTGCTGACGGTCGCAATGCTTCTGCTAGATCGTAATCGTATCGTGCTTGCACTGCATACGAGACATCGCCGCCGCTTATAAAATCTGGACGTATCATTTTGACGCGTTTATATGATCCGGCACTATCAAGAGGGTTGTAGAAACTAAGCACGGAAAATTCTATGTCGTCGCCATTGGGTCGGCCTTCCACTGCATCTAGCCGCGCATCATCAACATTTACGTCCATTACACATACGCGATTTTCAGGATCACCGAATACGACATTACCTGCATAATTATCAAATGATTCAATGGGCAAGCCGCGCCACAATCCCCAAGCGCGTGTGCTGAAATTGTAATAAAACTGAATATTGTCGCCGCTACCAATTTTAGGCGAGCTAATTAGCAAACCGCCCTCGCTTGGAATTGTGCTGATTTTCCATCCGTTTTTGCTAATCGATAGATCCAGCCTATCGCGCAAAAGCGATGTGATTTTGCCGGACAAGCTGGACGCATCAATACCGGCTTGCAACGTGGTTGTATCGACGCCTTGCAATAGATCGTTTAGCGAAGGTCTGCCGTACTTCGACAATAGAAAAAGTTCGCCGCCGTGCTCCGATCCGAAATGTGGGCCTTTTGGTACTTGTCCAATGTAATATGTGCCTACTAAATTCCAAGTGTCGGCGGTTGACGGATCAGCGCCTTGATACGGCAAAACATCACCTGCTCTGGAAACTGCAACTAGATAATCATCTAAACCATCGCCACCATCTACTGACCAGTTAAAAAGCCCTTCCAGATTGCCGCCATGCCGGAATTTACCGCCGAAAAAGAACTCCTGCGCTTCACCTGCAATAGAGCCAACCGGCAAATACCAAGCCTTCGTTGAATCTTCCTCTATCAGCCAAATTCGTTGTTTATGCGAAACGATAAATCGAATATTTTCAACGACCGGCCCCGTAATGCCTTGCGCTTGTTGCCATAAATCACCTGTAACATCGTATTCAAACAAGCCATTTCGATTGTCTGCATAGAAAAGCCGGTCATTTCCATCGTTACCGACAAAATGCGAGTAAACGCCGTAACCTGCATCAATTTGCTGATCGACGAATGTAAACTTTAAAACGGGCGTGCTGCCTATTTCCGATACGTCCCAAATGCCCTCATTTGTTACTGCAAACAATCGATCATCATCACCATTTTCTAAAACACCATCGAAAGGTATGATCGTGTGGATCCCAACACTTTCACCTTCACTCGCGTTTTTCTGCCATTCTCGATAGCCTTTTCGCACTGACATACCATATTCATACGGCACTAAGTTATATGTGTAAATGCAGTTTTTAGGCGAACTTTCCGTCAATGCAATGCGAGAGTCAATGCCGCTATTTGGTGCCGGATAACGCACGATGTTGTTGTTTTTTGTGGCCGGTCTTGTAATCTGGCCCTGCCTCAAAGCGTGAACAGCCATGCTAAATACCGTAATTGTTAGAAGGAATATTGACCGCGCTCAAATATGGATTTGATCTGCGACCTGCCATGCTAAGTATCGGCGCTGCTTTATCAAAGCCAGTCAGAAAATTGAAAGTTTGCGTGAAATCATCTTGTGCTTTTGTCGTATCAAAACCCGTTGATTCTAAATATTTCAGTTTCACGTATCGTGTAATTAGCGTCTTATCGAACATAGGCTTATCGCTGCCTAGCTGCACTGCTGATCGATAAATTGCCGGTTCGCCACCATCAGTAACCCAGTTACAACTTATGTACTCAAAGTTTATATCTAGGCCACTCGGCGCGGGGCTAGGGTATGTGCAAAACTTGCCTTCTTTAAAACGAAAGCTGACAAATAAACTTTCATTTTGCGTGCCGCTGCTATTTAGATAGGCCCAATCTTGCGCCGATAAAGGGCCACCGAGCGGCGTGCTTTGTGCGCGTTCCCAGCCCGTTTGATTAACTAGATAGCCAAAATCATCAGGCAACGCAAACGAGCCAGTATTATTACTATCTGTCAAAATTGAATGTTGGCGCGTTAGTGCTTCCCAAGGATACGCTTGCTGTAATTCTTCACCTGCCGTATTCAATAGATACCGCATTTGAATAAACGAGGCATTGGCGCTTGCAAACGGATCATTAACTGGCGCTATACCGACTTCTGCGGCCACGCGATTCAGTATTTCATTTACGGTAATAATCGTTGTAAGCGCCATTTTTTCTAATCCTCGTTATCATCGACAACTTTTTTGCGGCCACGCGGTTTAGGTGACATTGACGCCATTTGCTCTTGTAGCTGCTTGATCATTTCGCCTTGCTCTGCAATCGTCTTTTTTTGCTGTTCACTTTCAGCAAGCACTTTCGATTTTTCAGCCGACGAAAGCCATTGTGTCGCTTTCTGTTTTAGATCGTAGCCGCCGCGAATTTGACTAACGTGTGTGTCGCTCATTTCTGCCAACTGCTCAACCGTTTTGCAGCTTAAAAACGAAAGTTCTTCGACTTGGCCGCGTGATACCATCGGCCATTCGCTGAGGGGCGTACCATCCAACGGCGATTCTGTACGCTTCACAAACGCTTCGTAATGTCGCGGAAAACGTGCTTTATCAGCACTTGTCGCGGGGCGACAGGCTTGCGGGTCACGTTTACCGGCAATGCGAATCTCAATATACTCACGATCACTAAAGATCGGTCGCCCCTCAGCTTGCGATTTTAATTTGTCTTGAATCGGCTTATGAAAAAATCGAACCATTAGCTGTTCGTCTAATTTCTGCTGCGCTGACGTATTAAAATCTTGATAGTCAAATTCTGCTGTACTCATAATCACCTCAGTTTTTTAAAATTAAACGCTATCTAACCAACCAGCGCTTACGTCTAGTAATGCACATTCCCCATCAATCGTAATCGTTCCGTCTAATGATGAATCTGCTGCTTTTTGTGCGGCAGTCGGAAAACTGCCAAATTGGATCGCTTTGTCAGGGCCAGTGCCACTTGTCCCGCCGCTGGTAGGCCACGGCGTAGTGCTACGGTTTACATAAGGAAAACCGCCG